AAGTTTGTTGCCACGCTTCTAGTTCGCTATCGCCTTCTAGCGTGAGTTCATAGGTTCGCTTTAGCGTGGCTGTAATCTTGTACTTAGGCATTCGCCATCTCCTCTGCCTTTGCCTTAGCCTCGGCTAGGTCTCTGTTGTAGGTCTCTAGCAATCGGGATACGGTCTTGAACTGCTCCTCGGTGAACGGTACTGTGAAGTCAGGTCGGTATTCGCTGAATGAATACCATGATACCCCGAACTCGATGAACGCTCCCTTATGGCGGTTCATAACCCCGATACGGCGGTTCTTCTCAATCTCTCCGCGTAGTGACTGAATCTCGCGGTCTTTCTTGCGTAGTTCAATCTTGTTGATGATGCTCTGGTAGTCGCCTTTTAGCGTGTATAACTGAACGTACTCGCGGCGTGTCCCCTGAGTTCGGTTCTCGCCCCATCCCATCCAAGTCTCAAACTCAACCAGAACCGCGCCAGCATAACGCTTGTAGCCACCTTCTGACTCTAGACTAATAAGTTTCACCTTGGTTACGTGAGATGGTAGTTCATCTCGGCTACGGTCATAAGCGTAGGTGTTGCCGATGATAAGTTCACTCTTCTTCATTAGTACTTCTCCGATACGCGTAGGTAGGTGATTTGGTTCTGTGCTGTAAGTTTATTGGCTGTCACTTCGTAGCGCAAGTGTCTAGTCGGTGTCGGAGCCATGCGCTCCACAATCTCGGCGCGGATAGTTCGCTTGGCATGTCGGATGGCGTTCACTAGAATCGCGTGTGCCATGTTCGTGTTACCCATCGGGGTTGTGAACAGAATCTCGCAATGCCACTTGCCAAATCCATCGGCATAGGCGTTTAGTCGGTAGTCCTTGGTTGCGCTAGGGGTTAGTGTCGGGTGTGGCATTAGGCGTTTGCCTCCTGATAGAAGTCCTTAGTAGAGATTAGGTTGGCAGTTGCTACGGTCTGGCGGGCTTTGACGATACGAAACTTTGTCCCGCTCCAAGACAAGAAAGCCATGGTGTAATCTTTGGCAGACTGTAAGTCGGCGAACTCGTGCTCGATGAATCCTTGCTTGGTTTCTACCTTGTAAATCATGTTGCCCTCCTGTGGATAACTTTCTATTTTGGTTTTCGGTGTTTTCTGTGAAAAGTCTGTGAACGGGGTAAATCGGGTGTTGAAAGTGTTATAACTTATGTATATTATATAGTATAAATACTTTATAACTTTGTATTATATTAGCATTATATTTTTGGTTTGTCAAGTTGATTTTGGATAGAAAAATCAAATATGTAGTGAAATACGCGACACATATGATTTTATTGAATGGATTTTGAATACGGTCTATTACTTTATATATATATTTATTATAGTATAATAAGTTTCTAGTGGAGAGAGTGACTCGCGGAAAAAAAGTTATCCACAGGTGTCTATTTTTACTCCTCTTCGGTGTCTGGCAGTTTGTCAAGTACCTCGCGATAGGCTCGGTAAAAAGACTCGGTGTAATAGGCGTACAAGTCGTAGCGCATAAGGTCTACGATAGTTGAATCATCGGCTTTATAGTCCGAGCCTCTATCCCAGTAGTCTGAATCTAGGTCGCGCCACTCGGCGATAATCTCATTCGTGTAAATCGGGACTTCGGAATCTGCCCATTCCGATAGCGCGTCATCGGGATAGGGGTTATCTTGGATGGTCTCTAGGTTGCGAGCCACGGTTTCTAGAATCTCTTGGTACGGTGTTAGCATGGTTACTTTGCCTCCTCTGGCAGGGTAAAAGTGTCTCGGCAAATCGGGGTAAGTTCGTCATAATCGGCAACCATAATCCCGCTAATGGAATCTACGGTCTACCATTGCTCGATGGTTTTCGTGCCATCGGCATTGGTAAATAGTTCTCGGCGTTCGTGAACTAGGTAATACACGTCTCCACGCCACCAGTCTCTAAGCGCGGTTCTGAACTCTGGCGTTTCGACAAAATCATCTGGCGAATAGACAATAACCTCTGCCCAGTCACTTTGGCTTGCACCATGTAGTTGAATCGTACGGTAATGTTGCCCCGCTAGATTTAGGTACTTGCCGATAGCCGACTCGTACTGTGAGTAATCTATACGGTTACACAATAGGTTTAGTTCGTCTGTGAACTCGCCGAAATCCTGTCGGCGTAAGCCTCGGGCTAGTCGGAGCGCGAACATTCCAAACCCATCGCCTAGTAGTTCGTCTGCCGAATGTTGATATTCGTCATAGTAGACACTCACGCGGTTGTCTTCGCCGAATAGAATCGGTTCTGTTACTTTGTACATTAGTTGCTCCACTTTAGGTCTTTGGCTATTCTGTCGGCGGTTCGTGAGATGAACTCTAGACGGCGAATCAGTTCGTACCTGTCGCTTGCCGAGACTAACTCTGGCATTAGATAGCGCGATGGCAAACCAACGCCGCTAGACACGTAGCCCGACAAATCCATGATTTGGTCTGCTAACTCCTGTGTAATCATTCCGTACCCTCCTGTAAGTTTGGTTGCGCCTCCGAGCCTTGCGGTTGTCGGAGACGACTTGCCACTTTTATCGTGTCTGCCGTCACGCTGATAAGCCGTTGCCTAGGACACTTATCAGAGCCTTGTTTTGTTATGTTGTAACTATAACACGAATCTTTTTGCTTGTCAAGTTATTTTCAGAAAATCTTTTGACTTGCTATCTGTTCTTTGTTGCTATTTGGTTATAAGTAAACTATAGCACAGGTTTGGAGGTTGTCAAGCCACTTTGGCAAAATAGTTTATAACGGTTTGGTAACGGACCGCGCTCGCCGAGTTATACCATGCCGAGGCAACTTTGTCAAGCCTTGTTACCAAATCGTTATAATACGAAACAAGTACCAAACTAAGTCTAACATTCGGCGAGCGCATTGTCAAGCCATGTTTATAACAAAATTGTTATGAATAAATACTTGACAAATAGCGGGATTTGTGCTAGACTTGATAGGTTGGAATGACGTTTATAAAACGGGCAGGGTGGATTTTGAACCGTAGTTTTACAGAGCTCATCGGACCAGACTCGTTGTTTCGTTTTTGACTTGTAAGTATATTATAACAGAAAAATAGCAGTCTGTCAAGTGGTTTATAGATTTGTTATAAAGTGCCGGCCAGGGACTCGAACCCCGGTGTATGCCATCCCGGCTTTGGTGCTACTTGTGCAGGTCGATTAGCTGGCGGTCGTTTCCGCAGCTCGGGCAAAAGCTGAGCTTGCTAATGTTGGCAGCTTGCCATTGGCACGCGGTGCATTTCATTTAGACTCCCCTCCCGGTTAGTTGTTTGGTGAGTCGCGCTCGCCGTAGGACAAGAGTCCTAGCTTTGGCCGTGATTGTTCGGGTTGAGTCCGGGCGTTTTGCCATTAGTTGCCCCCTAGGTAGAACTTAATAACGTTGGCAGGGAAATCATTAGTCGGGTCGGTGAGATACTCCACGCCGTCCGGGGTTAGGCCTACGCCTAGCCAGGTTGAGTGCTTGCCGTCAAGTTCGCAAGCGATGCAGCTTTGTGGCGTGTCTGATTCAATCTCGCCAAAGTAATCGGCATAGGCATAAATCTGGTCCGGGCGCTCCTCGGTATAGCCTAGGGATGAATCCCAAGTTAGGCCGTGTTCCTTGGCGAAATCCAGGGCGTGTTTTTGGCAGACAATCTCTGTAAACCCGTCCCCTGCCACGCCGATGACGTAGGGGGCAATCTGATAGTAAGTAGTCATTCCGTTTCCTTTGTTTTGCGATTGCACGGCGGTTGCCGTGTCGTGCCTAGCCAAGAGTCGAACTTGGTTTACCCCCGTCGGGTCTAGGCTACTGGCTAACGCGTAGCCAAGTATTCGTTTATTACTCGGGCGATTTTGCCCGCGGTGTAGCGGGTGTCGTTGTTCGTGTCGAACACACGGCTAAAGTCATTCACGCCGTCACTGTAGTCATAGACGTGAAACTTTTCGCCATCGGTGTTCTCGTCGCCGTCATAGCAGTAAGCCGCGTGGATTTCGTGGCCGTCGTAACCGATTGACAAAAATCCGGGGTATTCGATGATAATGTCGGTTACGCCGTAAACCTTGGATAGAACGGCTTTGATTTTCTGAAGGTCATTGACGATTAGTTCTTGCGTAAGTTCCATTAGTTCATTCCTAACATTAGTGAGATTGCGATTATTGCGAGAATCCAAAGATAAAAGAAACCAACCATCAGGGACGCGCCAACGACGCGCCCTAATGCTTTCCACGCTAGGCGGGCCATTAGATAGACCACGCTTTACGGATGATGTTCTGAAGTCGTGAAGTCGTGACACTGTATTTGCGCTGGTTGAAAGTAGTAACGTCAACAAACCCGCGGTTTACGTCTACCGCCGTAGCGATAAGGGTTGAGTAGGAATAAACCTGATAAACCTCGCCATTCCATCGGGCTGAGTGAGAGCCATGCTTGAACGGGGTTAGTGTCGCCAGTAGTGCGGGCATCGTCTTGTAGGTTGCAGTAGTCATTGTTCCGTTTCCTTTGTTTATGGTTAGCGGTATTGCTATCCGTGCCTAAGTAAGAATCGAACTTACTAAATCCCCCGATGGGCTTAGGCGTTTCCCCTAATCAGAATAGGGGGTTTCTAGGTGAGACTCTGCACAATCTTTACACTCACAAGCGGGCTTGTCGCGGTCGATTTCCTCGTCGCTTGCTTCAATAGAAACCTCCGTTAGCAGGTTTCCACAATCACAATCGGTTAGGTATTCCGAACCGCAACCGTTCGGGTTGTAGTTGATTAGTCCGAATGTGCGTTCGTCGTCGGCTTTACACTCTGAACAGTAGAAAGAAAAAGTTTTCATTAGTTGTATTCCTCAAAGGTGATTTCGATTGATTCCATTAGTGAATCGACAAAGTCGATTTCTGAAAAGTGTTCGTCAAGTCGGCCCATCTCTAGGCGGTTGTCTAGGATTTCAAAAAGTTCGTTCAATGTTCCGTTTCCTTTGTTAGTCGCTTTCCATCAACCCCTTGGCTGATAAATCAAGTATTGCACGCCCTGGCAAACCCTGTCAAATCAAAAAACGCCCCAAACAAATCATTTTATTCGCCTACCTGGGCTGTTTCTGACGGCCTCACACCCGTATCCAATTTTTCGCAACTTCCAAAATAATTTGTATGCTAAGATACTTATATGTCAGAAATAATCGTAAACATGTCAGGCCTCGGTAAGTTCACCATGACCCTTGACCTTGTTGACCCTTGCACAGATGAAACTAATACCGAGGTGTGGCAAGCTAGGTTCTGCGATGAACAAAACGATGACTGCCAGACGGTCTTCTTTGAGATTGACAATGACTACGAAGCATGGGACATCATTGATGCCGCCATCCAAACATATCGGGATGAAAAACTTCCTGACGAAAACCTCATCTAAAAAATTTTTCACACGTATTTTTCAAAACTTTTGACCCCAAGGAGAGCTCATGGCCCGTGGACTAACTGACCTACCAGAACAACCAACTAACAACAGCGATGCAGATATCAACGAGGAAACTCAGCAGATTATCCACGACCTAATCATGGGTCAGAACAAGCTGCATGACCGCCTAATTGACCTTGAGCGTAAACTCGACCACATGCTTAAAGCCAGCGAAGCAAACGATGCTGGGACTTCCCGTCACCGCAAGCGCCCGATGGGTATCCTAGGACTTTAATAATATGAATCTACCTGCAAACCGCGGCACAACCATCCTCGACGACATCCTTCTAAAGGCTGCCGCAGATGGTCGTAGCCCGCAGGAGATGGAACGCCTAAGCGGTATCCCTGCTGCCCAGGCTGTGCAACACGTAAAGACCCTGCTTGATTCACGCGACGTATGGACCGAACACCAGCAGCGTCAGCTTCTTCTGAGCGAACTGCACGAACTAAAAGACTCTCTCCGCGATATGGCCCTAAAAGCCAAGGACTTGGACTCAGCCCGCTTGCTACTAAAATCCCTAGAGGTAATCGGCAAGCGTCTTGACCAGCAACAGACCGTGCTTGATGAGAACGTAATCAAGTTGTCAATGCACCAGCAGAGCATCCTGCTACGCGCAATGGACTCAGCCTTGACATTTGCTAAGAACGAACTTGCCGAGCGATACCCAGATATCAGCCGAAGTGAACTTGAGGTTCTCGTAGCCGATGGCCTTGTGCGGGCTAAGTATGAAATCATGGACGAGGAGCAATCTGATGACCAAGCGTAAGTATCGCTTCGGGCCAGAGTGGGCTGCCGCCATGAAGACCAACTATCGCAATCTTGATATGACCTTTAGAAAAGTGGAGTCGTACCACGGTAGTGAGTTGAACGTGTATACGGTAGTCTTCTGGCATCTAGAGCATGACAAGTGGGTTTGCAAGAGTGATAGATAGCGTCTTAGACGGTGTTATTGCTGACCTTCGTGCCCGTTCACGCAAGGCAGAGTATTTAGAGGACCCAGCTCTATGGGCTAAGGAAGTCCTTGGCAAGCATATGTGGTCAAAGCAACGCGAGGTTGCGATGTCCGTTGTGAATAATACCCACACCGCGGTGGTTAGTTGTAACGGTGCTGGTAAGTCAGGTCTTGCAGGTATGCTTGCGGTCTGGTGGGTTGCCACACATGAGCCGCGAGATGTAGCGGTTATTTGTTCTGCGCCAACATACGTGCAGATTGCCCGAGTTCTGTTCACCGAGATTAAGGCCAACTACGACTTAGCTAAGGCCAATGGCGTGAACCTGCCTGGTCAGATTAACCAGAGCCAAGAGTGGAAACTCGAAGATGGTTTCGTGATGGCGTGGGGTCGCCGTCCGGCAGATAAGGACCTAGTTAGCTCGTTCCAAGGTATTCACCGCCGTTATGTGATGGTTATCCTTGATGAGGCTGGCGGTATTCCGAATGACCTATATACCGCAACTGAAGCGGTTACTAACACTGAGGGTGCCCGCGTTCTTGCGATTGGCAACCCTGACCAGCGTGGTACTGAGTTCCACCGCATCTTCCGCGAAGACCCAACTTGGCACAAGATTAAAATCTCAGCCTACGATACTCCAAACTTCACGGATGAGCGCAATGAGGTCCCTCAGGACCTCTTGCCCTTGTTAATCCAGCCAGCTTGGGTAGAGAAGCAGAAGATTTCATGGGGCGAGGAATCGGCCCGCTTTAAGTCAAAGGTATTGGGAGAGTTCCCGGATGAGGCTGACAACACCTTCTTCTCACAGAGTGCGCTAGACCGCGCAAGCGACACTGAGATTATCGAAGACTTTGGTATCGTAGCCAAACTCGGCGTTGACGTTGCCCGCTTCGGTGAGGATGACTCGGTTGCCTACCTAAACCGTGGTGGCCGAGCTAGAGTTGTGGAGCGCTGGACAAAGGCTACCGCGATTGAGACCGCTAATAGAATTCACAGGATTGCGATAGATAATGGCTGCAACGAAGTACGTATTGACGGTGCTGGTCTTGGTGGTCCTATTATTGACCTCGTGGCTAATATCGCCAATGGTGCGTATACTGTTATATCTATGCTCGGTTCTGCTGCGTCACCGGATAATACTCGCTGGCATAATGCTCGTGCATATAATTTCGACTCACTCCGTGAGCAGATGATGGCAGGTCAGATTGACCTAGACCCAGATGACAAGGCATTGCTGGACGAACTGCTGATGATTCAGTATAAGTTCTCGACTAAGGGTGCAATCCAGATTGAATCCAAGGATGACATGCGAAGCCGTGGAATCAAGTCTCCAGACAGTCTCGATGCGCTAGTTTACGCCACTGTGAGCCTTGACCACATCCTAAATGCTCCGTATGCCGACAAGAAACCAGGCGATATGGTGAACTTTGATACCAATTATCTAGACCAGCAACATCCTTTCTATTCCAACTGGACATGGTAAAATAGGTTTATCTAAACTTTAAGGATGTTTTACGTGGCTTCTGAGCAGAATTCAACGCAAATTTCAGACAATTTGCAGGCAATGATTAGCGAAAACGAATTGCTTCGTGAGTCTTATGCCTCGATGGCTGCCGCCATTTTAACCTTCGAGGACAATGGTTGGAACGACCTTGCCACCTCTACTGGTACCGATGGCTTTGATTTGACCGCTTTGCAGGATGCAGCTAAGCGTATTCGTGAAACCACAGAGGGTAACCCGCTTCTAAAGCGTGGATGCGGCC